GTTTCGTGCCAAGAGGCGTCGCGACTATGATCAAGCTTATGCCGATTTCGTGTATTACCGCCTCCCTTTTGAGGCTGAGTTCTTTACCAATCTAGGCATCAATGATTTCATTAAACGCGAGCCTCTCATCCAGTCAACTTTTAAATCCGGTCGTAACATAGGTGGTCGGACCTCCGACTATAACCTTTTGTGGGGCAACTTGACGGAGACTGTTTCGAAGACTTTGATTAAGTTAAGCAAGTTGCCCGATTCGCCCATCAACTACTCTTCAGGCTTCAATCGCTCTGAGATGGGCCACGTACTCGACTCCTGGATACATCATGTTGAGGAGTTTGATGAGCACGTGTGCCACTTTAGCGATTTTTCCAAGTATGACCTGACTGTTAACGAGTGGTTGCTTGCGGTTGAATCCATGGTGTATCGCCACTTTTGCTTCGTCGATGTACTTCATGATTATGTGCTCGACGAAATGCAATACCGCATTTACGGCCGCACTCGTCATCATCGGTTTGATTTAAATCGTGCTGGCCCCTATCGCATGCTTGTGTCTGGTAATGTTAACACTTCCATCGGTAATTCCCTGAGGACGCTGCTGATGCGTGTATACCAGGCATGCAAGGTAATGCGGTGTTCTTATCGTCACCTCTCTACCCAACCTTATCGCATCATGGCATTGGGTGACGATTCACTGGCTATCACCACGCCGACAATTGCTCACTCGATTAACGCTGACGACACGCTTGAACGCCTTGGTATGGACGCAACTCAGGATGTAGCTAGACTCCCTGTTGCCACTTATTGTTCGTCCATTTTCGTCCCTACGTCCGAAGGCTCGCTTATGCTGCCACTTATCGGCCGTTATCTTGCCAAGACTTTTTATAATGTCCATTCTATTGGCCCGACTAAAGTTGCCGGTTATTGTCGCGGCATTGTCAACGGCCTCCGTTTTGATTATTGGGACATGCCTATCGTCCGCGTTATTCACAACCACATTGGCAGAGTAACCCACGGCATTAAACCGTGGATCCCACCTGATCGCTCTGCATATCGTCCCCACGTTGAAAGAACTTGGTATTGTAATGAAGCTACGTGGGACTTCTTCTATGAACGTTATGGGTTGGATCGCGCTACCATTATCGACTTTGAGCAGCAGCTCGGAGCTGAACTTGCTAAATGCTCGTCGTGTGTTTTTGCGCTTGATCACCCGATCCTTCGCGTTATTTTTGAAATTGATAACGAATTTTTACCCGAGGCGGTTGACCCCACTCTGTCAGATTTAGTGGCATGCAACCGTCTACCCCCAGAGAAATTATGAGGATGAGGGAGTGGTTTCCGCGGTGGTTGAGACGCTTGAGCTTAGGTTACTCTTGCGATTCCCACCGCATTGCCACGTACGTCGAACGTGCAACTGCCAAACTCGGGGTAAGTACACGTGTTGACTGCTACCTCTATACACCCCATACGTGCTGGTGAGCGGCCCACCGTTTCGCCTTCACATTCTCTACCCACCAACCCCAC